CTTACTAAGACTAGAATACAACCAGCTGTAATTGCACGATCAATATTGATTAATGTTCTTAGAGATAAATATGATATGCCATTTACAAAGATTGGTGTGTTACTTGGTAACAGAGATCACACGACTATGATCCATCATGTTAGAATGAAAATGAATAAGAAACATTTCTGGCAGCCAGATCATATTATCTGGAACAGATATAAGTATGTGATGGATAATGTTAAATAACTATTCGTTGAAACCAGCTAATAAACTTTTATAAGCCTTCTTAGATATAGTAGATTCTGATTTACTTCTAGATGTACCAGCTTTCTTACGCTGATTAATATTATAGTATAAACCTTTACGAACTTTGTTTCCGTCTTTTGTTTCGTGATACTTAGATTCCATATTACATTGATAACAAAGACTTGAATCCTTTTTTCATTCTCTCTTCTTTTTTAAGTTCTTTCTTTTTAATTAGAGATGATTCTTTTTTCTCGTGTTTCTTTGTGTGTTCTTTTTTCATTTAGATAACATTGATTTGCCTTTTTTCTTCACACCCATAATAGTACCTTTATTTTCTGATGCGTAGAAAACTGTCTTACCTTTTTCTTTACCATATTCCTTTTGCATTGCTGCTAAAATCTTTTTACCTTTTGCATTTAGTGGCATAGTTTATTCTCCTGCGTATTTGTGTTTACACTTTTGTTTCTTTAAATATTCTATATACATTTCCATACGTTTGTCATTATTATTGTTACTTACAAGTGCTTGTTTCTCTTTAGCTCTTACATTATTAAAGTAAATATCATAGCAACTATGCTCTAAACTATGGCAGAAGTTTAATTTCTCTGCATTGATAACCCATCCACCTTCATTACTCATGTGTTCTTTGCCACATATATGGCAGTTACCACATGATTTTAATATTACCTTTCGTTTAGACATGACTAACTCTTCTTGTGTCTTGCAGCAAAAGCTCTGGCTTCTTCTTTATTTGAAAATCCCCAGGCTTTAAGTGCTAGTTTTAATCTAGTAGGCTCACCACTTTTGCTAAGTAAAGATCCTTTCATTCCTCCAAACCTCGCAGCAAAAGATACTCGTCTTGGATTAACACCAGATTTAACAGGAGCTTTTAAATTAGATCCTTCTGTACGATTATAATATTTTCTACCAGCTTCGTTTAAACCACCGCTTGGATTTTGATACATTTTTTTAACCATTATAATTTTTCTCTGAAAGGGTTGTACTCGTCTTCATTTATCTTAACACACTTACATTGATTTAGTAAACAACATATTCCTATCCACAATCTAAAAATACATTTGCTTATTTTGTTTTGATTCATATAAACTTCTTTCCTTTTTTTATAACCTTTTTAAATTTAACTACACGCTTTTTCTTTTTAGGTTCATCCATTAACCAATTAGAAATCTTCATTAACAATAACTGTATCATACCCTTCCTTGACCAGCATACGCTTTATAAGTCTTATGTTTGTTCACACGCTTAGTGTGTCTTCCTTTACGTTTCTTTGGTGGCTTTCTTATATGTTTATTTTCTAAATGTTTTTTTGCCATTCTTCTTAATCTTTACTTTTGCTTTGATACCTTGTTGAGATAATAAAGAAACTTTCTTACTATACATCTGACCAGACGCAGTCATTATTTGATCACTCATTTAATTCCTTTAATTTCTTTTATTCTTTTAATACCATGCTTATCAGTTTCAACGATAGCTTCAACTTCTTTGCATTCCATTCTTACAGAACTTGTACTACCATCACGTTCTACTTTACGTTTTTGTTCTAAGCAATCAGCAAGATTATTTTTTGGTGAGTAGTTTTCTAGATTGCCATTAAGAAACATAAGCAAAGCAAATATTATTTCACCCATTACTTACCTCTTAATGTATCTAATTCTTTTTCTAATTTTTCTATTTTCTTTTCAAGGTGTTGGATAACAACTTTAGTATTAACATTTTCTTCTAATTGTTTTGAGTGCTTGTCTATTGCTTTGGCTTGATACTCAATCAACATAAACATTTCTTGATTCTTAGGAGTTTGCTCAGCCTTCTTTAATAAGTCTTGTGCCATTAACTTCTCATTAGTTTCTAATCTATTAAGTCTTTCAACTATTCCAAAGTAAGTCCAGACTGCAACAACGATAGCAGATACAATGGCTACAATATTTTTAATTGGTAGTGATACATTTGTTTGATCACTTAATTTAAACTCGCTACTCATTACTCTTGTTTATTTGTTGTGGATTTATTAGCTAAAGATTTTGCGATACTCTCACCAGATCTTCCAATGACATAGCCTCCCAAACCTATTTGTAATAATGTCCAGACATCTCCTGGTAGATCTATTGTAATAGCTGCTCCAAAAAAGAACTTAACTATTGGACCAAGTATATAGTTCCATATTAAAATAAATATAAGAACATACATTAATAGTGGTCGCCAAGATGCAGTAAACCATCCTGCTTTTGCTTCAGCTTCTACGATAGATGCTGCTGCTTTTAATTCTTGTGTGCTTGATTGTAATAATTGTGTTTGTAAATCTGCTTTTAACTTTGCTTGTAAATCTTTATCAGGTACTGATTTTTCTATTGTAGAAAATAAGATCTTAGCAAGAGGTGCAACTGCTCCTAACATTTGTAACATTTATGCCTGACACTTCCTCATTAAGTTAGACAACTCTTCGCATCTACTTGGTGTTTGTCTATACCATGCTGAGTTTAACATTTCTTCAGCAGCTCTTGTATAATCATATTCATTTAAAGCTGCAAACATATTCTTAAACTTAGATACACCAGTCTTTCCTAATTGAAATACCATCTCAATAATAATACCTTTAGCAGCCATAGCTATATCTAATGTGCCAACTAATTCTTCCATACCTTGTTTAGCTTTATTAAAATCTTTATCAAACAATGCTTCAAGTATATCTTTGTCATAGATAACACCTTCAACAAAATCATCTTCTTCTGTAAGTAAATGACCATAGCCAATGGTAGCTTTATCTAATGAGTCAAGATAAACTTTAGCTACAAATCCTTCGTGCTTCTTAATTCTATTTTTAACGTCTTCGTAATTCATTTGATTACTACTTTACCATCTTCATAAACATATACAATCTTAACATTTAAAGTCTTTTGTATTTTAGATGGAGATCTATTTATTCTATCGTTTTTTTTATGTGCGTATTTAGTATCTGACTTTCTATAAGATACAGTCTTAACATCATAGTTAGTATATTGTTTTGTCTTAGTATTATAAACAACCAGATCTATTGGACCAACTCCACCTGTAGGTGTGAATACTAATACATCAGGTTGTGTACTGAAATAAGATTGTGCTATTAGTTGTGATGTAATTCCCTTACGATGTTTTAAATTCACAGCGATGTAACCCTTGTTGTTTATTTAACTAACTTTAGAATAGCAAGAATAGAACCTACTAAACCACCAACAATAATTAGAAAAGCTATAACACCTTTTCCTTTATTCATGTCAGCTCTTAAATCTTTAACATCCACTCTTAGTTCATCTATTGTTTTAATAAGAGTTTGCATTCGTTCAGCACAGATCTTTTCATGTGCAGATAAACGAACTGATGTAGCAGATGTAGGTTGCTTCTTTCTCTTCATACACCACCTATAGTGGTTGTGGATAAAAAGTCAATTAAAGATTGTGTTGAAAATAAGGGTGGTTATTCACCACCCCTATTATATAGACTAGTCTTCGTCTTCTTCTTCGTCTAGATCAAGATCATCGTTCTCATCTTCGTCATCCCAATTGTCTTCAGGATTGATTTTGAGTTCAAGATCATCTAACAGATCTTTAATCTGATAGATTATATCTTCGGCTGATTTACTTTTCTTTGCCATGCTAACTCCTATAGTTGGTTTGGCAATAGCGAGATAAGGTTAGTTGAATAATAAGTAAATAAAATTATTTTTTATAACTTATTGTTTTACAATTATTATTTATTTATTTTCGTAAACCTTTTGGATAACTTCTAAATAATTATCCCAAAAAGATTTAACATCTTTTGTATAATCATTAATGAATTTACTCCAATAAGATTTAATATCTGAATAGTTGTACATAGTATTCTCCATTGGTTAATGAAGCCTATATAGTATTAAGTATTATTTTTTCAAGATTGCTTTGATAGATTCAATAGCTTTACTGATTTCATCTTTATAAGCATAACCAATGAAACCTCCAGCTAGTAAACCAATAATAAGTGTAATCATATTATTTCCTGTTTAGTTGAGCCATGAAACTACCATAATATTCGGTAGAACCCAAGTGTGTAATTGGTGTAGATAAATCAGTCCAGATTTCGCCACCGCATTCTTCCCATAATCTGCAGAAGTAATAGTCTTCAGATAAGTATCTTGTTACTCCATCCTTTTCTTTATAGCAGCCAACAGGAAAGAAATCGTATGCGTTATCTGATCCTTCTATTCCAGTTCTTAGATCTGGTTTGTATTTAAGATGCGGATTCTTATCCATGATAGTAGTAAACACTTCACGTTTTATTAACATGAAACCTGTGGCAGACTCTTTCACCCTTGCGAATCCCTGTTTAAACTCTGTGTTAGGATATAGATTAACATTGAACTGTAATAAATAATCACGCATTGTTTTCTCATCTATATTATTATTTTCTTTGATACGATCTAATAATTGCTGCCAATAGAATCCTTTAACAGGATAGGTGCAGGTAACAACTTCTCTATTAAATTCTATAACTCTTAACAAGTTCTCTAATGTAAAACCTATATCTGAATCTATAAACAATAGATGCGTGCCATTAAAATTCTTATCATCCAAGAACATAGTTACGAATTTGTTTCTACCTCTGGATATTAAACTTTCTGTAGGTAAGGTTCTAATTGTTAGATTGTGTCCCATATCATTTAAAGGTTTAATGATATTGAATAGTGAATGGAATGTTAGATTGGATATATTCCCCCCATAACAAGGTATGGCTATAAATAGATTCATTGTTTTTTTTATAAAATATTTAACACTTATAAATAAAAAAATCAACGAGCATTTGCCACGCAAATAAACTGCTCTCTATATTAATAAAAAATTAACGAGGTTCTGCGGTACAAGTGTTAAGAGTGAATAGAATATTATGTAATATACTAGCTACTGCATTAGAGTTTGCAACAGCTGGTGGTGGAGGAATATTACAATTAAAATCAGCTAACGAACCAGCAAAACTTACAACGACAAGTTCTTCATATACAGCAATTACAAATTTATCAGTAACACTTACTCCTGCTTCAGCAAGTAATAAAATTTTAATTTTAGCTCATGTTAATATGTCAGGAGCTAATGGTGGAAATGCTGGTGGTGGAACGGCTATATTTAGAAATGGTTCTATTCTTTCAGGTGCAAATGGTGATGCTTCTGGTTCAAGAACTAGAGGTTTTGGACAAGCTATATCTGGTTATGCACCAAGTTCTTCTCAGGAGTGGGTTATGTTTGGAAATTCAGTAATATTTTTAGATTCACCAGCAACAACATCTTCAACTACTTATCAAGTTTATTGGAGAGCAGAAGATACTTCTGGTGGTTCTGTTTTAAATGCTGCTAAAGAAGATAGTGATTCTTCAGATAGAAGAAGGCACGCATCAAATATAACTATAATGGAAATAGCGAGTACAATACTATGATAAATTTATTAAAAGCAATTAAATCAATAAATCCTTCTGCTCAATTTAATTATATAGATGAAGATATAAATTCTATTGAATGGTTAAATGGAACAACTCCTATTCCTGTAAATGAAATATTAGCTAAACAAGAAGAACTAATTGCAGAATATAATTCAAAACAATATCAAAGAGATAGAGCTAAAGCATATCCTTCAATTCAAGAACAATTAGATATGCAATATTGGGATAAGATTAATGGTACTAATACTTGGGAACAAGCTATCAATGCTGTTAAAGCACAATTTCCCAAATCTTAAAGAATAGACTTAACTTCTTCTTCAGTTAAACCAAGTGCTGTTAGTTTTGCTAATGCACTAGCTTTAGCATCAATCTTAGCTTGTTGTTCTGCTTCAAAAGCAATTTTATATGCTTCATATTTAATAGCATTTTGTTCTTTTTGAGCTATCTCAGCAGGAGTTAAATCGTACTCAATATTATTAATTATTTTTTTCATTATTTTAATCCGTATAGTTTAAAGTTTCCATATATGTTACCGCTACTTGAAGAAAAACTTACTCCTGATAAAGCATTTGCATTATCAGATAATTGACCACTACCACATGTTACAAAAATATTTCCATCACTTCTTACACTCCAACCAGTATAAGTCATTGGTTTGTGAGATGTTGTGCTTAGTGGATTAAATATAGTTATAGTTCTTGCAGAAGCACTAGTTGCTGAATTATTTGCACTTCCACCTAAGAAAATATTAAATTGGTTTTGACCAGTTGATATTTGACTGTCAGCACCACCAGTTTGATAATTTAATGCTATTGTAGCGTAATTTGCTGCAGTTACATCAGCATTACTTCTTCTAAAATTCATATACATACCACTACCACTTGTTGCGTGGTAATAATCTGAAAGAAGAATTATATAATTTTGGTAAGTAGCTGAAAAATATCCATCAAAACTTACTGATGCAACATTTGAAGCATTAGTTGTAGCAAGTAATACATAATCAGAACTTACAGCAGCAAACTCTAATGCAGTAGCACCACTATTTACTCTTAATACTTGCGTAGCAGAACCGAGTGTAGTTAGTCCAGTTCCACCATTAGCAACTGGTAATGTACCTGTTACTTTTGTTGTTAAATTTACAGATGAATTTGGTAATGTAACTGTACCACTAGATAGATCTAATGTTTGACCAGATGGTAATGTAACTGTTGAACCTGTTGCTGCTTCTATTGAATTTACTTTAATCTTTGACATATTGTTTCTTTATTATATTTTTAATTTTATTTCAATACTATAATATTCTTAATTCACTACCACTTGCTATAGTCCAAGTAAAGCCTGAATTTACAGTAATTGGACCA